CCAGTATCAATTCCTAACGATGCTCCTAGTCTATCTATATAATCATCAACATTAAGACTAGAAGCGATAGTCTCTGGTCCTAATGGTTGTAGATATTGTAAAAATTGTGCTAATTTATTTAAATCTTGTCCTCTTCCTAAAGCCTCAAGCCCAGTTACAATCTGTGGTTTGACTGTATCTTTTGGCATTTTAGGCATCTTTTTCTTTTTCTCTAGCCTATCTAATAGTAACTCAACTAGTGGATACTGAAACTCTTGACTAAGAATAGAATAAGTACCACCAAGTGCACTTTCTAATTCTTGTGCCATAAATCTTATTTCTTCTGCAGTTACTCGTTCAGCTTGTCTTTGTACAGAAGAATTAAGTAAGAAAGCAAAAGATAATCGTTCAGTAATTCTTAATCCAGTTTCTTGTGCTACTCTAAAATCATTAAATTTGTTTACCTGCAAAGTTGTTACATCATTTGCATCACCTTGTACAATTGCTCCATTTGGTGCTTTTGCTAGTGTATTTTGTTTTGTTGTTCCGTTAGGTCTAACTAAGAATAATACTTTAGAAGAAGCAGCACTACCCTCTACAATGGCTCTAGTTAAAGCTTCAAGACTTCTTAAATCACCTATGTATTCTTCTACAAACCCACGACCATAATCTTCACCATCAATTCTAGTAAATCGTAATGGAATAAATGGACTTTTGTTTAAGGGATAAAAACCCTCTGAGTCTGGTACAACCATACCTTTTACTTCTTGATGTATATGAAACTTATCTTCCTTACGACAGACATAAGTATATAAATCAAGGTTTTTGTTATTATAATCTGCTTCTCTTTCTTGAGTAATATTATCTGCTTGAGTAAGCATTATTCGTGCTTTTTCTGGTAACATAAGTGGAGATACAGACTCTTTAGTTATAACCTCCATTACATTACCCATCGTGTCTCTTTTTACAACATATCTATCTAACCTAAATACTTTCATTGCTCCCTCAGTTTTTGGGAAAAACAATAAAGCATTACCTGCTACAATTAATTGTTTTAATGCTTCATATACTGGAACACGAATTGCAGTTGATTCTATTTCCTGCATTGATGTTCTTTCTATTCTAGACAGAGCCTCTTCAATTGCTCCTCTTGCTTCTTTACCTGCTATTTTTTCTATATCAAAATCATCAATAATTAATCTAAAGAAAGGTGAATTAGGTGGTAAAAGAGTAAGTAATAATTTACTAGCAAGATTGTTTACACCTCTTGCACCAACTGCTTGGTAAGGTGTTTTATAGTTAGTAAAACCAGTATGACCCTCTGGTGGCATAAGAGTTGGTACAGTCAACTCTGCTGCATCTCTTGCTCTTTGCAGAAAAGAATCTCTGTTAGCAGCAAGGTTTGCATATCTACTAGCTATAGACTTAATTTTTTCCATACTAAGACACCAACAATAGAAGTAAAAGAATAGCTATAATACCTAAATACATAGGTTGACGGCAACTCATACATTGCATCTTATTTTTTATTTTATTCCAATATTCTTCAATCATATTAACCTCTCGGAATGTTAAGCCCACCCATAGTCAAAGAAATATTTTTAGACTTTGTAGAACCACCACTTGATTCTATACCTAGTCCTACAACTTTTCTAGGTTTAATCAAACGATTATCTGTTTTTTTCTTTTTTTGTGGATTAGCAGTTGTTATATTTAACCCAGTTTTCTTTTTCTTAGTTTGTTTAAATTCATTAGGAACAACAGCACTAACGGCTCTAGTGTTATTCTTATTTTTTATATTACCAGAAAAAGCCATATAGGGTATACCCATATCTTCTACATATTTTTTTTGTATTGCTGATGCAGATTGCATATCTTTTGCTCCTTGGCTTAAAGCATAAGCCATTCCGTGCATATTTCCAATCCCTATTGCCTCTGCAATATTTCTGTATTTTTTAGCCATATTGGTTAACTAGACTCTGGTATGTTGATACCAGTTTTTCCAGACCCTCCAACATTTGCTACATTGACATCAAGACCAACTCTGAATCTTCGTTTTCCCATTCTGTCTTTTCGTCTTTGTGCTGATGGACTTGGTACTGCATCATCGTCAGCATCTACTGCTTTTGCAGAACCTCTTCCCTCAATAGCAGCTACTGGTGTAGAAGCTTGTCTTTTTGGCTTTGGGGCAGGACCTCCACCACCTCCACCTCCTCCTCCACCACAATAGCATACAGTTTTGGAGAGGATTTTGTCTTCATAATCAAACATTTGTTCCTCGCTTGCTAATTAGTATTAGTTTGTTTTTTTGGTATAGATAAACCAGTTCCCTCTGCTAGATTAGTTCCCAATGTATTTTGTTTTCTATCTACTCGGAACTGTTTCTTACCATCCCTTTTCTTTTTCATAGCTGCTGAATCAGTATCAATAGCTTCAAAATCAACTTCCTTTGCAGTTACTTGTGGTACTGCTGCAGGAGGTGCAGGGGGTGGTGGGGGAGCAGGCATCTTTGGACTTTTCATAAAGCACATAGTAGTTTACTCCTCATCATCTATGTTAGTTAGTTGTCTCACCTTTTCAATTACTGACTGCTGACCTTGTAAAAATCTTAGTTTTTCAACAGAAATATTTTCGTCTTTAGGTAGCTTATCTGGAAACTGCCTTTCTAAGTAATTCAACACATCGTTTGATATTAAAGGTTTATCCGTCAATAATTTCATAGGTATTTCCAATACTGTCCAAAAAACAGAGAGGATTACTATTACATAACCCCCTCTGCCCACTATTTTGACAAGAAAGAAATATAACTATAATTCACACGAATTACCAGTACAAGCTAACTCTTGAGAACTAGTAGTCATATCCTTGACTTCTCTATACTTTGAGAAATCAATTGTAGGCATATTATCAGATAACTTTTTAAATTGCAAGTTATTTATTTTTTCATATGGTGCTTGTACATACGAGTGAGAATCATCTTCTTTTGGTAAAAATGAAACACCACATATGTCATCAAAATGCTCATATACATATGCACCTACTTCCATCCATTCTTCTTCTCCTACATATACAGTAATTGATGGATTATGCTCGCACCAATTTTCTCTGTAAGCTTTCCAAAGTTTAAGTTGGTCAATAGCATTTAATTCCTCTTTCTTTTTACTATGTGTTGGACTTTGTATTGGAAAAGAAAATACATAGTTATGAGGGTTGTAAGAATCTTTTTCATACGGCACTCCCTCTTTTATCATCCATTCTGCAAGAGGGTCTTTAGTATCTGTTCTTACTCTTCTAATATAATAATCAGAATATCTTGGATGTATACCAGATGCACAATCAGCTAATTGAGATACTGTACCACTAGGTTTAACACAAGTTGTAGCAGTACTCTGATTTACTCCTAATATTTTTGCCCACTTTTTATTTGTGTCTATAACTACTTGTTTTAATTGAGTTAATACATCTGTGTTAGTAACTTTATCTACATCAGCTAATAACTCATTATCTAAAATACCAGTCATAGAAACACCTAACAATCTTTCTTCTTCCATATTCTTTTTCCATATAGGTCTAAGATATCTTATGTCAGTAAGAGTAGATTGTATTGTACCAAGAAAAGATGCAACCTCTGCTTTTACTTTAAGAGTTTCTAAATCATCTTTTGGTTTAATAATTATTTCAGAAAGATTACAACATTGAGATGGTCGTAAAATTATTTCACCACAAGGGTTAGTTCCAAAATAGTAATCGTGGTTTCTCCTACCAGTTTTTTTTGATTGTTCTTTAGCTGCTTGTCTGTTAAACACTCCTCGTTCTCCAGATTTAGAACTATATAGAGCAGCCCACTCTTTTATAAATCCACCCATTTCTGGTTTTCTATTGTAAGCAATACTATTATTAGCATATGACCTATTAACATTCTCAGTCCACCAGTCTCCCATCTTACAGTTACGCATCCTATCATCTACCATATCTGACAAACTAATCATAGCTGACCTACGGACACCACCTACTACAACTGCAGCAGCTACTGCACACATAACATCGTGTGCTTCTATACTTGTTAGCTTTCTTCCTGCAGCTTTTTTAAATGTGTTGACTGTAAACCTAAATAAATTTTCTAGTGGTTGTGGACCACTTGCTCTACCACCAAATGTTTTAAGTCTTGCACCTGCAGGTCTTATTTTTGACAAATCCCATTTTGGAATCTCTCCTGCATACAATCTAGAAATTAGTTTTCGCAAACCTTTTGCCCAACCTAATTTACTGTCTTCTACTACAAAGACTTCTTCTGTCTCATTGAGACACTCTGGTATATCTGGTAACTTTTCCACACACTTTCTTTCAACAGAAAAACCAACACCAGTACCACACATAAGAACATACAGACATTCGTCAAATGCTTTTGGGTCATCAACAGTCATATAAGAACAGTTGTAACCTGCAATATTATCCCTATCTAACGCAGGACCTGCTGACATAATGGCTCTCATTGATGGTACTACTTCAAGGTCTTTCATAAAGACAGAATATTGTCTTAGTTGTTTTTCTGCCTTGGGTAGCTTCTTAGCAAAGTAATCAACATATCTGTCAACACTTTCTTCCCAAGTTTCTCGCCTTTGTTCTTCTTCAATAAATCTAGCATAGCGAGATATTGCTATAAATTTCTGGTAAACATTCATCATCATTTGCCCTCCTCTTTAAGTGTTATTAAACGATTAAGATACCAATTTGCTTTTTTCAAATCTTCTACTGGACTTTCGTTTTTGTGGTTACATCTCCACAAATACTTTATGATGTTACCTCTAAGGTAATGTTCAAAACCATCTCCAGTCATTTCTTTGATTACATCTATACACTCCATCTTAGAATGTGTATAGTGCGATGGGTTATTTATTTTGTCTTCTCTCATAGCTTTAACAATATTATAATACATTAATCGCCTAAGTCAAATACATCTAACATATTAGCATTCTTATGTATTTTCATATTAGTAGGAGAAGAAAACTCAACAATATCTAACTGAGCCATAGGAGGACTCCAAAGAGTATTCATTGTGTCTACAGTTAAAATATGTGCTAATCTTGCAGTCTTTATTGCATCTTCTTCTGACATCTTGGCTTTTCTGTAGGCATTAGTAACTTGTGCCCAAAACCAGTTTTCATCAGCCTCTGTTCCATCTTTTGGTGTCAAAAGTTTCTCAGCAGTAACTTCGCCAATACCTCTAACTCCTTTATAGTTATCAGCTACATCACCAGTCAATATTTGTTTGTAAAAGTTTTTCATAGCAACATTCTTTTCTATGGTTACTACTTCTCCATCTATAAGATGTTGTCCTGCAATTTGTCTTAGGTCTTTATCTGGTGACCATATAATATATTTGTCTGGGTCTTTTGTGGCATAAATACCAAGCAAATCATCAGCCTCAAGATGTTCCATAGATTTTGCTCTATACTTCTTTTTTAGATGAGCACGAACTGCAGCTAAACCCATAGGTTTTCTTTTATCAATTCTGTTTGCTTTATATTCAGTATCTATTTCTTTCCTAAATACTTTTTTACCAGAAAGAAAAATCATTTTCTTTTTACAACCAGATTGCTCCATAAGACTATCTATAATCTCATCAGCTTTCTGATTAGTCTCAGACTCATAACTATGTAGAGTCCAGAGGTCATCATCCCATTGTATAGGATGTTCTGAGGCAGATGCAGCTTGATAAGCTACAATGTCTCCGTCAATCAGTAGTACTTTTTCCATTTTTTTCTCCAATCTTTGGTACTAGGTTTTTATAAAGTTTTAGTGTGTCTTTTGCAAATAGTTTTGATAAATTAATTAAGTACATTTTTGATGCATAATTATCACCACCATTTACTATTTTTTCGTAATCTAAATTCTTTATAACTTGTTTCAATACTTTTACATCAAATACAAGTGTACAAAAAACTTGACTACCTACTGAAAGATTATGAAACCAGTAGTCAGCTTTAGTAGCTGCAATGCCACTTGGTTTACCATAACTTTCAAATTCGATTGCTATATTACCAGAACGAGTCCACACATCTCTTTCTGTTTTTACTTCAATCTTTTTATTCTCAAGCATATCGAGAATCTTATCTTCGTGTAGCTTTCCAAAAGCAAGGTCAATATCAAAGTCTTTGCGAGTCTTCTTAGTGGGTCTCAGCCCAGTTCTTTCCAATTTTGAACTCTCCGTCAAGGGGGACTCTGAGGTTGTAATATTCTCCTGCTTTTTTGATTGCTTCGACACAGATTTTACCAATTTCCTCTCCTTTATGTTTTTTAACTAATACTTGCACTTCATCGTGTACATAGGCTACTTGTTTATAACAACAACCATCTATATAGCCTCTTTCTTTTAACAAATCGTGAAATATAACAATCCATCGTTTTGTTAAAATTGCTCCACAACTTTGGAGAAGAGTATTTAGTGCTGCGTGTGGGTGCATAACTGGTATTCTTCTTTTATCAATACCAAAAATATACCCATTCTCTGCAGTTTTTTGAACAGATTCTGTTAGGTTTTTTAATGCAGGTATCTTTTTAAAGAAATCTGCTTTTATCCTGCTACCCTCTTGGCTACCTTTGCCAATAATCTTACCAAGTTTTTCGTTCCCTGCCCCATAAATGAGAGCATAGATAAAAGTTTTGGCATTATCACGAGTTGGTAACCCTGCTGCATTTTGGTTAATTGTATGGATGTCATCGTTAACAACCTGCTTACCATATCGACCATCATCCCAGTTAGCCATATAGTGGGATAAGCAACGCAACTCCAAACTACTAGCATCGCACCCCATAAGGCTGTAGTCATCATTAGCATAAAACAAACTACGACAATCCACCCCATATTCAGCTTTGACACTAGGTATTTGAGCCATATTTGGGTTCTTGTGTGTGCATCTCGAAGTGTATGTTCCCATTGGGTTAACATATCCATTTATCTTTCCTTTCTTTACTAGTTTCAACCAAGCTTGTTTACCCTCTGCAAGTTGTCCTAGCCTTTTTTGTATTGTTAAATATTTAGTTAGTACTTTTGCCTCTGGATAATCCAAAGAACTAAGAACTCGTTCATCTACTTTAGGTAATCCAGTCTCTGTAAAAATTTTTGGCTTCCAGTCATACTTTTCTTGTAGCATTCTGGCTATATGTTCTCTACTATTTGGATTAAACTCAGTAACAGTTCTCTTTATAGTAGGTACACCTTTTTCATATCCATATTTTTTACTATTAACTTTTGGTACAAACTCTTCTTCGTGTACCCAAGCAGATATGTCTTTCTTCAAGTCTGTCTCAATGAGACACCTCTCGTCATTTAATTTAGAAAAAAGCTTTTGTGCTGCCTCTTCATTAAATGGAAAGCCGTGTTCTTGTTGTGCAAACAAAATTTCTTGAATTCTATGTTCCAACTTAACTGCATCTTGAGAGTATTTTATGTTCTCAAATTTTTTATACAGACAAGTATTTAGCCAAACATCTTGTTGACAATATTGTAACATATCTTCAGAAAAAACAGAGAAGTCACTTTCTTCTGCAAACTTCCCTTTGCTTATACCTATTCTATACCCCCAAGCTTTTAGACTATGTGAGCCTATAAGTTGTGGTGGTAAATTACCTTTTCTAAATAGTTTAAAATCTCTATTTTTTCTATCTGGAAAATATAATCTACCCAGTACAAGGGTATCAACCACTATTGCTTTTGGTTCTACACCATATAATTTTTTTATGACTGGTAAATCAAAACATATAATGTTATGTCCAATTAGAACTTCTGCTTTCTGTAGAAATTCTATACCATCTCCAATAGTGTCCTCTTTAAAAATGTACTCTTTATCATTGTCGCTGACATCTCTGGCAACAATACAATGTATCTTAGTAACACTCTCTAAAAGTCCGTCAGTTTCTATATCAAATACTAGTTTCATTTAGTTCATCCTTTTCATTAAAAGTAATATCATCTATATCATCTTCATCATCAACAGTCAACTCACTCATACGAGCAGTATGTTTGTCATAAGCTAATTTACAAGCTACTCCAGTTTCTCCAGTCCACCTATTCTTCAATACTCTTACAGTTGTTGTAGGAGAATTATCAGACAAGTTTCTTTCACAACCAATACAAATATCTGTTAGTTGTGCAATACCACTAGAACCTCTTAACTGACCAAGACTTACTCTTGCTCCATCAGTATGGTCTTTACCATCTGGTCTTTTAAGATGCGAGACTAATATCAAGCCAACCTTTAGTTCTTCTACTAATCCTCTTAGTTTTGTCATAGTATTATCAATAGTTCGTCTTTCGTCTCCCTCTGATATACCAGACACAACAATACTAATATGGTCAAGAACAATAAAAGAACATCCACAACCATTTGCAAGGTATCTAATCTTAGCCAACAAATTATCTGACTCAGTAGAACCCCAATGGTCATAAAGATATACTCTACCAGTTCCTAGTGTTTCTTCAAAGGATTTTTTTAGTTCCTTGTCAGTTACATCTACATTACCTAGGTGTAGTGGTTTATTTAGTGCAATAGACATAAGCCCAAGGGCTGACCTCTTTACACTTTCCTCAAGAGCAATATAACCAATTGTTTGCCCTTGATGTAATAAATAATGGGCAATCTCTCTACAGAGTTGACTTTTACCTACACCAGAGCCTGCAGTTATGGTTACAATCTCTCCTTTTCGTAATCCAAGTGTTTTACCATTTAAACCACTAAATGGATATTCAAAAGATTCAGTATCATCTGTCGATGAGACTAACTCCCATAAATCTGCTCCATTGACAATACCATCTGGTCTAAAGTCCTTGGCATCCCACATACAATCAATAAGTTCATTTACCTTTCCTGCTACCAACATTTCATTGGCATCTTTCATTGGTAAACTAGCAATCTTTGCTTTGTTGGGTGGTAGTATGGATGCACAATCTTGAGCAGCTTTTCTACCTGCCTCATCATTGTCAAACATAAAAACAACTTTGTCGAACTTACTTAACCACTCCAAAGCTTTAGCGACATCTTTTTTTGCCCCTGCTGCTCCGTGAGGTACAGAGACAACAGCCCATTTATTATTTAAGGCTTGGCTCATTGACAGAGCATCAATCTCTCCCTCGACCACAGTTACTTGTTTACCACCATCTCTCCATAGCCATTGACCATACAAAGATACTTTTTCAGTCTTGCCAATAAATAAAAAATCTTTATTAGGAAATCTTAATTTTTGTGCAATGACTGTTCCTTGATTATCTTTATAGTTAGCAATCTGTACTGCTTTACCATTGTAGTTACCTACTTGATAATCCCACTTCTTGATTGTAGCTTGATTAATACTTCTCTTAGCTAATGGTTTTTGTTCACCATCTGTAATTAATCCTGCATTCACTTTTTCTCTCCTTTCCGTCTCAATGAGACAATCTTTTTCTGTATACCCACACGAGAAACAATATCCGTGCCCATCGTCATAGATAGCAAACGCATCAGACGATGGACAATTCGGACAAGGATTGTGGGTTAAGAAGTTGCTTTCTTCGTGCTCCACCATTCCCTCACATCGAAGCAAGGGCACTCTTTATCAGAAAATTCGTTATGTCCAACTACTTCTGCATCTGCATAAGGTAATTTACATTGCCAAACTAACTTTTCAAGAGTATCCCATTGCTCCTTGGTAAAATTGTTTTCAGCTTTGTTATGTTCATCGAGTCCACCTACAAGACAAATCGAGACACTCTTGTCATTCATTCCCTTGCAATGTGCACCAACTGCATCCATATCTCTGCCAGTTTCAACTTCACCATTTCGCCTTATGACATAATGATATCCAATTTTTCTCCAACCTCGTTGCCTATGCCATCTGTCGATGTCAGCAGCACCTATATCCATATCGGCTCTAGTTGCAGAACAATGAATCATTATGTAATCAGTAGATTCTCTACTCATAACCACTCCTTTGGTATTAGTTTACTTGCGAATTTGAAGCCATATTTCTCACACCATTCAGAACAAGTCATACGGCTTCCTTGCACCCTAACATTTGGATTTTGGAAAACAAACCTAATATCAATATTAGGATGTTGTTTTTTAATAGTCCTATGTTTGCGTTGGTCAGCAGACTTGAACCACCCTTTAGCTTCAATGAATATTCCAGAGGGAAGTTTAAAATCTGGAAGATAATTTCTCTCCACAGTATATTGTAACTTCTCGCTTTCATATTCATATTTAACTTTTTGGTTGTCCAAGTCATTTGCTATACTCTCCTCAAACTTTGACCTAAAAGTCTGCTTCTTCTTTTGGTTCTTCAAAAGAGATGTCTTCTTCTTCATCATTTCCTCCAGTAGAGTTAGTATGTGAATATCCATCTTCTTTCTTGAAACCTAAAGACTCAGCAGACTCCTCGTTGCTGTCGTAAGGTACAAGATTCAATATTTGAACCCCAACAAGTTTGAGTGATACTGAAGCCCCCATTGTAGGAGTGTAGTACGGCATTGGGTTGTATGCCACTTTGACATCAGACCCATTACCAATCAATAGTTTTTCGACTATTGGTTTATTATTAGCATCAAACATAACGACCTTTTTTTCAACTTGACCATTTTTTGTTTGAATAATTTTTTTCTGTTTGAACTTAAAATCAAGTTCTCCAGTTTGTTTGCCATCTTCGACAACCTCAACATAAGGTACAGTACCTTTTTTAATTTTTTTGTTGGGATTGTCTGCAACAGCTTTAGCTACAGCTTGCTCGACTGCTTTATCAATATTAGCTTGTAGCTTTGTAGCATTTTCACCTTTGAGCCTCAAGCGAATAGAATATTCACCATCAGCTACAAATTTGGTATCTGCTACTGCTATTTTTGCCCATTGGGATTTACCCATAGGTGTTACTTGATATGCCATATTATTTTCTCCTTTCATCAATAATTTTATCAAGTTCGCTTACATCTACACCAAACTCTAAGAGTTTAGCGATTATATCAAGAGGTACTGGTATGTATCTCTCTCTACAATTCTCGTATAACAAAATTAAAAAGTCTTTGTTCACTTTATCTAAATCTAACATAGTCAATTCTCATAGTCAACCCCCTCAGAACAACTGTCTCATTGAGACACTAGCTAAAAAAGTAATTAGATTGTTTTACTACTTCCAAATCTAAATCACCTTTTTCTGGTTGAGGAGGTATCTCATCTGTTACCTCTTTCGCAAAAGTTTCAAAATCAGTTAAGACATCATTATTCTGATACATTTCAGAAAAACTTTGTCTGGTTAATTTATGTAGTACTGGTACATAACTTGCGTGTACTCCATAAGAATCGTGCACCATTGCAAAATCTTTTATTCCTACTTCTACACACTTGTTAATTGTTATTGTCATAGCTGCAGAATCCATAGAATGAATAAAATTTGGAGATGCTCCATTTATACTTCTTCTTCTGTCAGCTTTTGAAAAGTCTTGTTCTCTTACTTGTGGTTTT